AGCTGTCATGGCAGGTGATCTACCATAGATTTCATGTGATGCTTTTAAATATCTTGGTACTACAAAAGGAAACTCAATAAAACCACCTACTGATAGTTCATTACCATTTTTGTATTCAAGATAAACAGATTCAAACTCCATGTTCTCTTTATTTTTTTTTGTAGGATCAAATTCTATTCTTGGATATACTGCATGTAAAATATCTATTTCATCGAATGGGTCTTTCTCAACTTTTGTTTTAGCTTCTTCTGATAAATTAGTTCCAAACTGTTGAGCAGCAGCTCTAAGTGTAATTTTAAATCTTCTGTATACTGTATCTATTCTACCTTTATCATTTTCAGTAATATAGATTTCGTTTATGTGTCTTGTTGAAAATTTTAAAAGATCACTTTGATCTTCTTCAATAAACATTGCAGCAGTACCAAATGTAATAAGATCATGATATAATTCAAATATTTCTTGTTGAAAGTTTGATCTATTGAAAGCTGTGTACATTGTTTCTGTTACACCTTCTAACCAAAGTTTAGCTTCATCATCTGCATCTAATCCTTCATCCTTATATCTTAATGAGAACCAAGGAGTAGAAGGGTTAGTCAACATCCCATGTAAAGACGCAGCTAACAATTCTACAGCTTGTATTGGAGAGGAATCAAAAATTTGTTCTGTTCTTTTATCACCTTTTGATCTTGTCTTGGTAACATCCGCTTTTCTAGGTTGCATATAATCTGCAACTTCTTGCCAATGTGTTTCCCAGTTCTGTCTACCAGTTTTAAGACGATCAAATCTCGCCATGATAGTTTTTGTTAAATCGGTTCTTGCCATTATACGCCTAGTAATATTGGTTTACTTAATGTAAAGTCTTTTGATGTACCTTGTTGAAAGATTAACCTTCTTCTTCCTCTCTTCTTAGTTTTTCTTGCATCATATTTTTCAGCTTCTTCTTTTTCAGTTATCTCTGTAGAAGTTGGAGCTTCAGTAATTAAAGTTCTGCCTCCTACATTTTTTTCTTGAAGCATTGTTGGTGGAGCTTCATTATCATCTCCTCCACCTCTTGTTGCTGAACCCGGATTACCAGTAGCAGTTATTTTTCCTGACATTCTATCTTGAATATATTCTTTATATCCAATATCACTTAGTTCATATTCCTCAAGTCTACCTCTACTTTTTAATCCTTTAAAATATTCTACATTTCTTTCTAAGTTTTTTTGTCTAGCTTTTTGAAAAGCATTTAATACTGTTGAACCCGGAACACCCGGTGGAACTTCTTTAATTTTTAAATTATCTAATCTTAATAAATCTCTTTCTTTTTTTGTTCTTGTTGTTTTACCTGTGCCTGAAAATTCATTAGCATCATATGTAATTTTAGTTTGTTTTTTTTTAAATTCTTTTTGTTTTTCATTTTGTATTCTAGTTCTATTATTGTTTGATGTAACAGTTGTTTTTACACCGCCTTGATTACGACTTCTACTGTAGCTACCTGTTGTAGTTTTTTTATTAGATGCTCTTTCATGTGCTGCTGTATGACCCGGCATATTATTTTCCTAACAATGTTTCTAACGCATCCTCCTCGGTTTCTTGTATTCCGAGTGGACCAGTTAATATAGTTTCTTTTCTACCTTTTCTTTTTCTTCTAATCGCATCTTGTTCTTTTTTAATTCTTTCTTTTTCCTCTGGGGATAATTCTGTGCTAGGCGGCTCTGGTGGTGGTGGGGGTGGCGGCAACGCTGGCATTTTAGGTCTAAATATTGATCCCATAATTATAAAATCCTGTATTCATTATCTGCTACACTTTGTGGAGCAATTTGTCTATCATTTATTTCTTGTAGTCCAACTGCTAGATACCTCATGGCATCGCAAGCGTGTGAACTCCAATCGTGTACAGGTTTCGATCTGAACATTCTATTTTTGTCGATGTACTTCCTATGGTAGTGTCTTAACGCATCTATCAAGTTTTTGCAATGGTCTACATCAATCCAACATCTCGGTAAGATCATGGTGGTTGCGTGTATACCATCTTCTAATGGTATTTTTGGCACGACCTTGAACCTAATTCCTAATTGATAGGCGACCTCTCTCCGGGTTTTACCATTACTAAAATCTGTAACTTCGATGTCGTGTGGTGCAAAGTGATCTTTGTAGATGTAATCTTTTTCCTTTATCATCTGAATATAATGCGGTAGTCCTTTACCTCTTTCTTCATGATAGTCGATAATATTGATTGCTCGACCTAGTTGTTGATAAAATATTATTGCACTATGATCTGAAACTCCCAAGTCCCAACTCGTTGATACTGGTAGACTAGGATCGTATGGCACTCTAGTTATCTGTCGTTTGTTATCTAATTTTGCAATCTCATCGCCATAGATAGCACCTTCTATGTTTGCGATCCAATCACACTCAAACTCTTGTAGGTACTTCTTTTCACCCATCACCTCTTTCGCTTTGTCTAGTTCCTCTTGGTCGACAATTTTCGTATCGCTAGCTTTAGCCTTATAGTGAAACCAATCATCCGCACCTTGTGCGTGTTGGTATAGTTCATAAAAATTATTATTCATTCCTTGTGGTGTACCAATGAAAACACAGTACCCCTTTCTATCTGATAGTGCTGGTCTAATTATTTCAGGAAATAGTTTTTCATTAACATTTGCATACTCATCAATCACGCAGCCATCAAGGTAGATACCTCTCAAGCCATCTGAGTTTTCTGAGCCTAGCAAGGTGATACGAGAGCCATTTGGTAAATCAACTCTCAGTTCTGTTTCGTTGAATTTAGTGTGGGGTATTTTGGCGGTAAACTGTTTTATATAATCCCAAGCAATAGCTTTTGATTGTTTGAAGGTGGGTGATATGTAGGCGTACCTAGGGTTCTTGTTCTTAGAAGTCAAAGCTGATCTAATCAAATGATTTAGAACTGCCACAGTTTTGCCAAATCTTCTATGACATACTAATACATTCCATCTGTGCTTATCTATTTGTTTGTGAATGTAGGCTTGATGCTTACGAGGTGTATAAGGTATCTTAATATCCATACATTAGTGAATCTCTTTACTTGGCATATTATCATTTATAGGGTGATAATCAAAACCAAGTCTATTCATAGCGAACATTGTAAATAATTCAGCAGAAGAATGATCTGGCATATTAAAGAATTTGATTACTACATTGTTTGTTTTTTCTTCAATGTAGCATAAGCAATCCATATCTTCTGATGAAAAATAGTTCATATACCATATCTAGTTTATTATTGTTGGTCTGGCAAGATGAAGATGAAGCTGTGTGTAAGGGTGTCCTCTAATCCGGTATATATATATGTTGTGGCTGCGACTAAAACTTTGGCTATATGGCAAAAAATAAAAACAAAAACTATAGATAATCGCAGGCAAAAACACTAAAACAAGTGATAACTATTTACTTATCGTTACGACAATTTGGTTAATATCTATGTAATTTGTGATCCGCTTATATATGCGAGATTTTGCGAGGGGTCGCTTTGTATTATGATACGAACTCTGGACCAATAAAAAACCCGGCTAAGACTTAACCTAACCGGGTTCAATGTTTATTATTAAAAGAATAAATTAATAATATATTTTGTAATGCTATCTTGCATAAATACATCAACACAAATAAACATCATAAAAAGAAATATAATTAGCTCAATATTTTCAGTTGTTGTTTTTTTCATATAGCACCAACTCCATATAATATTGTTAAAGTACAAGCTGCAATTCCTGCAACTACAACTATTGCAATAGCAATAGTAATTCCTATTTCATTGGGATCACTCATTATTTTATACCTTTCTTTAATTGTTTAATGTCTTTATATATACCAATTCGGTTAATATCAAGCATTAAATATACCTGCGTCAATCTGTCCATATATAACTATTGCTATATTATACCAATTCGGTTAATACTTACGAAACAACAATGAAAGGTAAAACAATGACTACATATAAATCAGCATATAAAACAACAACATTTGTTGAAGATAAA